AAAGTAAGAGAAAATTACGATCAAAAACAGACATTGAAAGGACTGTTTATCATGAAATTATGCATGCAATAGATGGCATGTATAACCATTATGGTCTTACGGAAAAAGAAACTGATAGATTATCTACTGGATTACATCAAGTTATGGGCGATAATTTTATTGTTAAAATTAGAAAGGTGTCTAAATGAACCAACCCGAATTTAATACTTACTGGCAGAAGCGGACAGCCTTGCGGTCAACTAAATACTGGCAAAATGCTGATAATGTATCGAAAGCGATACACAAGGCCTATGTCACTAATTATAACCAACTGCAAAAAGAGATGGCTTTAATCTATGCCAAATATATGAAAACTGGCAAGGGTGTCTATCGGGCTGCTTATGTAAAGCAACTAATGACTAATATAGACCCTAACCTGACAAAGTTATGGCTAAAGCAGAATAAAGAAATGAAGGTATTATTCGGCAATACCTATCAAGATGAGTTTTATAATAGCATATTCGATTTAGGCAAGGGCGGCATGGAGTTTACCTTTACGCCGCTCAATAGTAACGCACTGGCAAAAATTCTGGCTTATCCCTGGAGTGGTGCAGACTTCTCAGATAGACTTTGGGATAATAAAGACAAGCTATACCGCAACCTGAAGCAGACAATGACACAAGGGTTGGTGCAGGGTCAACCATACGATAAGATGATTAAGAATTTAGCTGATAAGATGGATGTATCGTATAGGCAGGCTGGGGTATTAGTCAAGACCGAAACGAGCCATTTTATGAATCAGGCTCATCTTGATGGTTATAATGAAGCTGATATAGATAAATATCAATTTTTAGCAACAATGGAAGAAACTACCTGTCCAATATGTGAACAGCTTGACGGGCAGGTATTTAAGATGTCTGATGCTTCGGTTGGTGAGAATTACCCGCCGATCCATCCACTGTGCAGATGCTCGACTATACCAGAAATGGGTCAAAGCCACAAAGGCACGAGAGCCGCTAAAGTCGGTGATGAGTGGGTGGAAGTACCGGAAGATATGACCTTTGATGAATGGCGGGAAAAGAATGAATATGCTTACTTGAATCCGCTGGGAGATTAGTATATAATATTAATTAAGGAGGAGAAATAATGAATACTGAAGAAGCAATAGAATTTTGTAAAAACCAACAAAATTATAATTATAATGGACAAAACGAAGAAATACAAAGGGCATTGCGTATTTTTAATTGTGGGTTAGACGAAGTTATAACCCTTCTTATGCGAGGTAGTGCATTTGAGAAGATGTTTAGGGAAGTAGAAAATATGTATGGAAGTAGTTTAACATGGGATATCGAGCAAAAATACTTCCCATCTGAAATAATTAACAAATAATAATCATGGCAATCCTTGACCCTAAATATCCTAAACAAATCGTATATTATAAGTGTGATGTCAAGGCGATTACATCCGCACTTGACCCTGACGATACCCATTATTATTACAAGGGCAAGTATGTCGGCACGCTTAGGATGTCAACAAAGGCAGGGCAGGTCGGCATATCATTTAAGATAGACGAGAAGCTGCTGGATAGCATGGGCGAAGAGGAATATTGACAGGATAGTTAAAAGTATGTTATAATTAGTAATAGGGGTACACGCATATATGAATCATTATTATGAAATTGCAAAACATGAATTATATAAATCTGCAATAATGAATATTGAAACTGATATTACTTTACCCTTTTTACAAAATATGGAACATAACGATAATTATATATGTAGTACCGTTGAATACAATGGAAAAACTGGTACTATTGTTTTTTACGATATGAGGCAATTTAAAATTGCATTGTTTAAATTAGCTGATTATTTTTATGTAAATTATAGGCGCAAAAAGCCAAGTCACTTATAGGGAGCTAGACTCGATTATAAGGGCAAGGTCGTGGATGGCGGGGAACCGACCCCAAAAATCCATCGCCTAAACATTTTCTAAAAACTAAATAAGTCTGAGAACGCCTAGAGCGTCTTTGATCAAGAGTAAAATCTTGGTTTGAGACGCTCTTTTTTTTGTTTATAACGGCCGCTAAAAGTTCAGGCTAAAAACTGAAGCATTTCGAAAGCAGGACGGTAACCTGTCGAAAAAACTTATCGAAAGGAGATTAGAAGTATGTCAAATGTATTGAAAGAATTACTTGGTGACCTTTACACAGATGAGGTCAAAGCAAAAGTTGGTGATGTGAAGCTAATAAAACTTGACGAAGGAAAGTACGTGCCTATTGATAAATTCAATTCTAAACTTGAAGAAGTTAAACAGCAGAAAGAACAGCTTGACGAGTATAAGAAGCAGTTAAAAGAGATAGAGAAAAAGGCAAAAGGTAATGAAGAGCTTGAAAATACCATAAAAGAATTGAGGGCTGACAATGAAAAGAAAGACCTTGATTATCAGGCAACTATTAAAGCAAAAGACAAAAGTTTTGCCATCCAAAACGCCATCAAAGACGAGCAAGGCAAGAATATCAAAGCTATTTCGGCACTGCTGGACATGGATAAAATCACGGTTGACGATAAAGGGATAACCGGACTTTCCGACCAACTGAAAGCATTAAAAGATTCTGATGCCTATTTATTTGGAGAAGATAAGATTGTTGGTTCACCCGGACATATACCGGAAAGTGATAAAGGAACTCCACAACCTAAAGACTTAGACGCCCAAATAAGAGAGGCAGAGGATAAGAGTGATTTTAAGACATCGATAGCACTAAAACGACAGAAATATGAGGGTGCTAATGAAACTAAAAAATAAAAACATTTAAGGAGTTGTTAATAAATTATGGCTACAGGTTATTTACAAACCCTGCCGAATTATTCAGGTGAATTATTTACTGCTTCAAGAGAGCAGACCCCATTTTTATCTATGATTGGAGGTATTAATGGCGCTAAAGTTACTAAAGCGTTAACTTTCCCAATTACAAGTGAGTATGCAATAACCGCAGTTTCTCAGCCGGGTATTAGTGAGGCCGTTGCCGCTGCCGGACCCCCTGCCCCAGGTAACTTTACCAGAGGACAGGAAGTTAATACTGTTCAGATATTTCAAGAGAGCGTTGACTTATCTTATGTCAAAATAGCTACTATGGGTCAGTTATCCGGATTAAACATCGGCGGGAAACAGAATTCTGTAATGAGTGAGAAAGATTGGCAGATTATGGTTACCCTACAGAAGATTGCGAGAGATGTTGAATATGTATTCCTGCATGGCGCTTATCTTGCTTATGCGACTTCAGCTACCGCATTTACTTCACAAGGTATTGTTACCGTATCAGAAGCTGGGTCAAACACCACAGCAGAAGGTGGAGCTACTTTGACTAAAGCGTTGTTTAATGCTGCTTTAGTTGACGGATATAGCAATGGTGCAAAATTCATTAAACCGGTTATATTCTGTGGAGCGTTCAATATGACTAAATTTTCTGACATCTACGGCTATGCTCCGGAAAGCAGAACTTATGGCGGATTGGCTATCAAAACCATACTAACTGACTTTGGAGAAATGGGTATCGTGCTTGATCCACATTTATCTAGCGATACTATCTTAATTGCTGACCTTGCTGTATGTACCCCAGTATTTTGTCCTGTACCTGGTAAACCCGCATTATTCTATGAGGACTTGGCAAAGGTCGGAGCTGCTGAAGAAGGTCAAATGTTTACCATGTTAGGCCTTGATTATGGTCCCGAATGGATGCATATCACAATGACCGGCCTAGCAACTAGTTAGGGGGTGGCATAAATAATGGATTTAACTCGATTAAGGAATCCCCGACTTAGAGAAGATTTAGAATATTTGTTTGGATCATCTTGGACATACACTGCACTAACAGACACGGTTGATATCGTTGCCACTACTGTAGCTATTACCGGGAACTTAACCGTCTCCGGTTCTATCACCTTTGGTTCTACCGTTGTACCCGAAGCATATACCTATCTTGGTACTTTAACCGTTGGGTTAAACGATACAGGATATGACGTTATATTCTACGGAGCAACCGCAGGAAGCTACTGGATGTGGGATGCGTCCGGCGATGAGGTTATTCAGGTTGGCGCTCTAACTATGACCGGCGCTTTGGCTGTAACCGGTACTTCTGCTCTTACTGGGGCAGTTACTATTGCAGGCGCAGTTGGCATAACCGGTGCCACTACCATGATAGGCGCTTTAACCATTGGGGTAAACGCTACCGGCCATGACGTTATTTTCTATGCTGAAACAACCGGATATAAATTCTTCTGGGATCAAAATCAGGATACTAACGGCGGACTGACCATCATAGGAACGGTTATCGTTGGCGCTAATGATACCGGGCATGATGTTAAATTCTACGGTGCAACTGCCGGCTCTTACTGGTTATGGGATGAGGACGCTGACGGTGTAGTTCAGGTTGGAAGTTTAACTTTAACAGGGGCTGCAGCTATTACCGGGACTGTTGCAATCGTAGGAACTCTAACCGTAGGTGTTGATGATACCGGACACGATGTGAAGTTTTACGGAGCCGGTTCAGGCTATTACTGGTTATGGGACGAGAATGTCGATACCAATGGCGGAATGGTTATTGTAGGAACTTCTAAAATAACTGGTGCTTCAACCCTTATAGGAGCTTTAACGGTCGGCGTAAATGATACTGGACACGATGTCAAACTGTTTGGCGCTACTGATGGAAGTTATCTCTTATGGGACGAATCAGATGACCGGTTAGAGTTCGTTAATGCTTGGATTGAAATGGGTACTTCAGGAAGTCCGACTTCTATTGTTTTCGATGGGAAGAAAGTATTAGGTATCTATACTACCTGTGCATCTACTAATGCCGGGACTTCTCTTGAACCTGTCGTAGTATCTACTACTATGACTGGTGCAGGTCAAGTCGGCGGAAGATCACTCTTCTATATGACAACCAACGTGGCTCTGGGTGGCTGGTCTAATGCCTTAAAGGCTCAAGTAGTTTATGGTGCTGCTGGTAGGACTGCCGGGTTAGGTTCTGCTCTTGTTGCCGAGATGACTTTATCCGCAGGAACTACTCCCGGAACATACGCTCCTTTTGAAATTGAACTTAACATGGGTGCTGCTGGCGTATGCGGAGCGCAGACAAGTCTAATTTATATGGCTGTCAATGACGCTGCTGCCACTACTTTTGATACTGACGGATTCCTGTTTGCTATCAATGGATTGACTAAAGGTGTTGGAGGTCTGTTCCATGCTACTACTGCTACTGCTGCAACTCATGGATTAAGAATATCTGTTGGCGGCGTAGGTTATGACATTTTACTAAAAGAAACTGGAGCAAGTTAAACTAAATAGTTAAACAAAATAAAGGTTGGCGGTGAACCTTAAACCGCCACCAAATAAAAAAGGAGGATTTAAGTAAATGAAAATTAAGGCTGGAGAAATAAGATTTATTAACGAGGGATTGAAGGAAATTTTACAGATTGAATTACCGGTTAAACCTGCATATTGGCTGGCACGCTTTTTAACAAAATTAACTCAGGAAACAGAATCTTTTGAAAAGGCAAGGGTAAATTTAGCTATTAAACATGCAAAGAAAGACAAGGAAGGCAAGCCTGTATATAAGAAGGATAAAGACGGTAAACCTATCAACGAATACGATGTACCTGATATAAATGCCTTTAATGAGGAATTTCTGTTATTAGCTGAAGAAGAATTTGAGATAGATTTTAAGCCGATTAAACTTGAAGCGCTTGGCGATATCAAAATAAAGCCGGTTATATTAGCAAAACTTGAAAAGATTATCGAGATATAACCATGAGAAAACTTAGTTTAGAAGATTATACTTTTTCGGTTAAAAATCAGCAGGGCATTTTTCAGGTTGTAACCTATCCATTCAAGCAGACTCTAATTAACGTGTTAACCCATCCGACCCTGCAGTTAAACGGGTTGGAATTAATGGAAATTGAAGAAGTGTTATTAAAGATTGAAAAGGCATATACGGAAGTTTTGTTAACCGATAATGACTATCGCAAAATGGCTGAACACTTTAAGCGGTTTAGAGGATTTAGTAATAACGATAGAGAATTTGTCAAGCGGTTTTATAACTGTCCGGAAATGCCGGATGACGGTAAAAAAGTTATTGAATTTAGTAAAAATTAAAGGAGGGATAGTAATCATGAAATTTAAAGAAGGAAATATCCCTTGGAATAAAGGTATCTCATTCTCAGAAGAAACAAGACAAAAGATGAGTGAAGCACATAAAGGAAAGGTTAATTGGTGGCTTAATAAACATCATTCAGAAGAATCTAAAAGAAAAATGAGTGAATCTCATAAAGGTCTTCCAAAATCTGAAGAGGCTAAAAGAAAATTTAGTAAGACCATGAAAGGGCATATTGTTTCAAAGGAAACAAGAAGAAAAATAAGTGAAGCCAACAAAGGTATATGCCCTTCAGAAGAAACAAAGAAGAAAATCAGTGAAGCTCTAAAAGGGGAAAATAGTTCTAATTGGAAGGGTGGAATTACTCCACTTGATAAACAAATTCGTACTGATTTTAAATATAGACAATGGCGTTCGGATATTTTTACAAGAGATGAATTTACTTGCCAAGAATGTGGCAAAGTTGGCGTTGAACTTCATGCTCATCATATTAAGAGCCTCTCTTCTATATTACAAAAATATGAAATAACGACTTTAGAAGAGGCAATAGAATGTGAAGAACTATGGAATATAAACAATGGCATTATTCTTTGTGAAGAATGTCATAAGAAAACAAAAAATTATAAAAATAAAAAGATATTAAGAAAGGAGGAATATTGTGGTAGATAAACAAGAGGTAAAAAACATTAAAATCTTCGGTCGGGGTAGACTTTACCGCCCCGACACTGAAGAATATTTTGTCAGATTTGATGAGAATGGTGAGGCTTTGATTTCAAAAGATGAAGTACAGATTGTCAAAAAATACCATCCGCAGGTTAGGTTTGTAGGGCAGAAAGAAAAGCCAACTACACCAACTATTAAAAATTATGTTCAGCCAAAATCTATGAAAGATGCAAAAATGGGTTTTAAAATTCCAATTAAGGAGAGTTGATTATTATGACAGATGTAAAATATTGTACTATTGCCAAAGACGGTACTACTTCAGGCGCTGTTGATTTAGAGGATGCTGAAATATTAGGGCTGATATTACCAGCTCTTGATAATGCTGCATTGACTTTTACAGTTAGTGCGACACTTGCAGGAACTTATGTAACCTTAAAAAGCCAGGACGCTTCTACTGCATTTACTATAACTGCAAGTACCGGAGGCTGTGCAATCGAAAGTAATGATTTAGAGGCATTAAGAGGTTACCGGTTCGTTAAAATCGTAGCAGGGGCAGCACAGACCACAGCAGCACGCATATTTACCTGGTTATTAAAAAAGAATTTCCAAAGGTAGTGATCCATTATGGCTTTAGAACTTGATGAAGTTTTGGGATATTTGAATAACTATTTTGTATATACCTATGCGCCTCATGTCTTTATTGATATTGAATCGGTTGCCGGTGCAAGTACGATTACCTTAGCTGATGATAGTTATGAGTTTACCGACTATGCCCTTGATATTAGGGTGAATCAGTATATCCGTATCGTAGGTACTCGATTAAATGACGGTGTATACAAAGTATCTGTTGTTGGTGATACTTCGGTAACCGTTGATGCAACCTTACTTGATGAGGAATCAGATGAGGATTTAGACTATGTCACCATTTATGAGCTGAATATACCGCAAAAACTATTATCCCTTGTAACTGAAATGATCACTTGGGAAGCCTCTTCATCTTCACCGGTAACAGTTGGGAATATTCAATCTGAAAAACTTGGGCCTCATTCAATCACTTATGCAAAAACCGGAAGTAATAACAAACCCATGACAGTATTTGATACGTTTAACGGCAGATTAAAACGTTGGCGGAAGGTTGGCTGGCAATAAATGTCTGAACTTAGCGATTACATGCTCGATAAGACGGTAAGTCAAAAAAGAAAAGCGAGTAATTCCGGGAACTCTGTCGA